CCGGCATTGACCGTCCAGATATCCACGGCATTAAAATCGTCTCCGGCCGCGGTCTCCTCGGCATCCGAATATATGGCGGACCCGATATGCACCTCCTTGAGTTCCAAAATGGCGGCCAGAAGATCCTTGGTGAGCACGCCCCGTTGGGTGTACTTGATTTTATCCAGGATGGCCTCGCAGTGCTTGAGGGACTCATAGGTGTCGTAATCGATGATCAGATCCGTTGCGATAACGCCGATGGCTTTGAGCGCCTTTTTCCCGGTGGATATATCGACCAGAAACGTATTGGTGTCACCTGCCGGGGACCAGAACCCCTCGGCATCTTGCCCGCCGGCAGTGCCGTCCAGCCAGGTGCCCGCTGTGATGATGGAGGCTACCCGGCGCTCTTTTCTAATATCCACCTTGTCCGATGCAAACTCGATGGCATCCTGATCCGGCTTCAAGGGCGGGGCGTTTTTGCTTTGGGCAAAACGCCGGTCCTCGTCGGTAACCTCTTTGGCAAAGGCGTATTCTTTAGTTGATACGGATACGGGCGTAAGTACATATCCGCCCCGCCTGGCGCGGGTTCCCGGCGCCCGGACGCCGGCCTCGTCCCGGAACCATGCGCCTTTGAGATACTTGGTGATTTTGGCCTTGGGGTCCGCACCGTCCAAAATCGGAAATACCTGATCGGCAACGTATTCGTCGTTTTGATAGGCCACGGATACATTGGCCAGCGGCCCGGCTACTAACTGTTCTCTGATGTCTGGCTGTGGCATAATTTGTTTCCTCCTTTTTTGTCTGGTCTTTGATTTTAATGGACTACCGTGCCCAGACTGTATACGTCGTATTCCGTAGCGGACGTCATGATGAGCAGAAACCGCTTGGAATTGTTTTGCGCAATGGTCATAGTTCCCTTGGCCGTTCCGTCGGTACCCGCCGCAACCGTGATGGTATGCGCACCGCCCGCTGAATTTTTAATCGTGAATTCAATAGCATTCCCCACACCGACCTGATTGAACGCCGCGCCCATCAAGGTTCCGGTGGGCAGGGTGTAGGTTGCTGCCCCCGTGGGCGTGCCGTCGATGAATCCGCCCAGGATTTCCGCTGCGGTCAGGGTGGCTGTCGCGGTTTCAGCGGAAACGGTCATCTGTTTCACCATTCCGCCCTTGGTCCGCGCAAACGGATCGGTCAGCCATACCGAGCACAGATCATCTTCCGCCCCGGCGGCCTCTATGACCATGCCCCGTGCGGTATCCCACCACGTGCCGGCATCCTCTCCTTTGCCCGCGTCAGCGGCACCCACGTATTCGGGTTTAACGAATACGCCCACCGCCAGGGCCGCATTGGCCACGAGCTTGGACTTGCCAATGATCATCACGTCGGCAGCCTCTCCGCTTTCCGGAGCATTCTGCAAGATGCCAATGGAAACTTCATCCTTTTCGTCCAGCAGCCGCACTCCGCTAGATCCGAGCACCACGAAATGAAACCGATAGTCGCTCAGGTCTTCGGCCGCCGGAAACGACTCTCTCCATATTGCCTGTTCTGTAACCATGTCTTTATCCTCCTATTTTTTAAAATTAAGGATTATTTCCCTTGTAGTTCAGCGACATACTCATTCGCCAGCTCCGGATTTTCCCGCTGAACTTCTGAAAAGGCCGCGTTGTAATCGAGTTTTTCGCTGCTTTCCATTTTCTTCTTGATGAGCGCTTCCATTTTCTGACCCGCGCCGCCCTCGCCGGCATCGATATCACGATTGGCGATCTCTTTAAACGTAATGAGCTTGGGCATCTGGTTTTCGAAAAAATCCTTGAGCCAGTCGTAATGGCTCGATTTTTTCTTTTCCTCTCCGAACTCGATTACATCGTCGCTGGCTGCCAGAAACTCAAAAACTTGGGGCAATCCCGCCTTAACCCACGCAGGCGCTATTTTCCCGGCCGTAACCAAACCCTCGCACCAGGTCGTGATCTCCTCATTTCGAGCATCTCGTGCGGCCGTACGCTCTTTTTCGGCGAACTCTACGGTTATCTTCTCGCGCTCGGCCTCAGCCGCCTCTTTTTTGGCGTTTTCAATATCCGCCTCGGTAAATGAGGAAACCTTTTCGTTCCCGGTGGGTTTTGACTTTAGAAAATCCGGTATATCCAGATCCGGATCTTCTTCAGCCTTTTTCCAAAATTTGAAAAATTCGATTAATTCTTTAAAGTCCATCTTTGCCTCCTTTCGGTACTCACCGATTTTAAATTTTTTGCGAAATTTATCTAATCGCTCATTAATTATAGAGCGTTCTTCGGGTGTATACTGTGTCCGGTTGTCGGCCCGGCCCCAGTAGCTTGCGGCGGCCCGGGTCTGGTCCGCGTCCGGGCACGGGTAGCGGTAATTCACCGGATCTAGAAACTGATCGTCGGGAACGTTTGTCCATTGGCCGGGCCGGGTAACGTGGCCGCCCTCCTTGACGGCGATGCCGTATTTTTTGGACCGTGCCCGCTGCGCGGCTTTGTCTTCTTTGGATGCTGAAAATTCGAATGTCACCATTGCCTCGCCGTCGTCGAATTTGAGATCCGCAAGCCCTTTGACCGCGGGCGGCGCCGCGCCTAAAAACCCCACATGCCGCAACCGGCCGTCCGGGTAAAAACTGGCCGACCGCTTTTTATATAAGCCCTGCTTTGCGATGGCCTCGAATTCCGGGACCACGTCCCTGATCTTTGCCAATAGCCGGCTGCCGGATTGTTTCAGTCCCTGCACCCATCCGAACGCAGGGGCGTTGTCCTTGGGATGCCCCACGACAATCGGGGGTTCGTGGTATGACGGATCGAATGATGCCACGGCTTTTGAAATTAAAGCGTCCCCGTCATGCTCCCTGCCCGTGCTGTCGATCTGCTTTCCCCCGCGAAAGATTTCGATCCAGTCGCCGAATCCTTTAAATTCAGACATGTTATTCTCCCATTGTTCCATACAAATTTTATAGCGCTGCTTTTGCTCCGGAAACTCCGAAAGCATGATGGCGTCAGCCATTCATCGGGCCAAAAAATCTTTTTCATTTTCGTTTTTGTCCGGCTGTGGCAGCGGCATCATGCGCCTCCCAGTAAATAATCCGTAAGCGCGGCCCGGATTTCCGTCCAATCCTCATCCTGGACCATCAAAAATGGCCTTGCCGGGATGTCTCCCCAGGGGAGTTTCATTTTTCGTTTGTGCGCGCCCACTTTAATCTGTTTTTTGGGGATGGGTTTCCCGAATGCCCGGGTAATGTTGCGCAAATGCGCGCGAACCGTAGCCTCCACGGTTCCGAAGCTACCCTTTTTTGCGCCGAACTGGTGGACCGCGCCATAAATTTTGTTTGTGCCAACGGCGGCGCTGTCTTTATCTGCCGTGCTGTGAATGCTTCCGGCCAGGCCGGCGCCCAGGCCCTGGTCCATCAAAATTTTGGCCCCTTTGCCCCGGCGCTTTTCCGTGGTTTTGGAATGCTTTTTCCATTTTTTGGGACGCCCGCTTTTTTCGAAGTTCCGGATCACCGAAGTCCGGCCAATGGCACCGATGATCTTCATGGCCGGGGTCAGGTCTCCCAGGTTTTTTTGAATCCGTTCCAGAAGGTCTGCGACCTCCCGGTCATCCACGGTAACTTCTATTGCGGCGCCGCTCAATCTCTAAACCCTTCCTTTCCCGGGTGGTAATCCCATCCCGGATCGATTCCTTTGGGAATCAAATGGACAATGCCGGTATCCTTGTCCTGCCACTCGTAATGCGTAATTTCCGGGGCATCCATCCGAACTGGGTATGGTCCCTTTGCCTCTTCTTTTTTCAGCCGTTCCACCTCACGGGCGGAGTGATTGACCACCCCTCATTTACACCCCCAGCCGTTGGGCGGATAATGGGTGTTCCACCAGGGATGGTCCGCAGGCAGCACGATATTGTACCAGGCCTGGTGCTCGGGCCTTGGATTGCTCGAACTGGAGCCCACATACCGCAGGTAGGGCCGGGCCGCCAAAACGTCCGGATCGGTCATTTGTCGATATCCGCCCTGGGAATAGGCCACGGCCATATTGGTGTTCAGCATGACCGCCGTTCGCCATCCTTTTCCGCCGTTGTAGATCCAGCCGTGTTTTTGTACGATCTCATCGAATTCCTTGCGAAACGGTGCCAGGGTTGTGCCCTCGGCAATGGCCTTGTCGATGGCGGCTCTCAGATCCTCGATCAATTCTTTCTGCATGGCGCCGGCCACGGAAAAGGCCCGGTCATGCATGGATTTCCAAAGATCCTTCCATGTGGCCGTGGGCACATTGATCTTTCGTCGAAAATAATCGATGGCCTCGTCAAATGGCAGATCCATATAGTTAGCGCTCCTGGGCATCGAACCTCCCGGACAGATCGGCCAGCACAAGCGCCCGCTGCATCAGCTCTCCCATAGCCGAGGCGTCCATGTTATTATTTACTTCCAGCAGTCGCTTCTTAAACTCCGCCAGGGAATTGACCGATAAAAGCAGGTCCCGTACCGGTGCCATTGTTTCGTATAGATCGGCATCGGCGTCGGAAAGCGCTTTTTCCCCCAGGGCGTTTAATGTCTCCGCAGGGGAAAGGTCCCCGGCATTTTCCGCAAATTCACCCGCCCTCCGGTTCTCCGATTCCCCGGCTCCCCGGATCCCCGGCTCAACAATATCTTCCCCTTCTTCCGGCTCCGGTATGGCATAAGTTTCATAAAAATAGCGTTTTCCCACGGGCAGCCCGATGTCTTTAGCGATAATCTTGTCTCTTTCGGCCAAAGGCCTGAGATCACCTTCTTCTTTGGTTCTGATCCAGAGTTTGGGATATTCGGAAACGTTCGGAAAATTATAATCCGCGATCCACTTGATCAGCGTATCATTGAGGCATTCGCACAACAGATCCGAATCGGCCTTCAGAATATCCTGACGTACCTCTTCCTGAGATTCCTCACTGCCCAGCTTGCCGGGGGTTCCTTCCGTGGATGCCGTCTGTCCCAGGGCCGCCTTGGAATTCTGCTTGTCCATATACTCGCACATGGCTTCATAGCTTACCTTGCCGGTGCGGGCCGCCTCTAAAAGCTCGATGCCCATTGTATTCGGTATTTTGACGCCGGTTTCAGTCTGGATGGCCTCGATGGCATCCAACAGTTTCTGCTGCTGTTCTTTGGGCGTTCCCGGCGGATACTTGCCCAATCCGGTCGGCATGCCGAACTTGTCCAAAAACACGAGCCAGAATTTGATGCCGTTTTTTTTGAACCATACGGGCCACCACATTTTTTGCCCAATGCCTTTGCCGTATGGGTTGTCGCTGGACCCCCAGATAAAGACGATAAATTTTCGATCCGGCACCGGTTCGCCTTCGATCATATTTTGAGGGGTAAGCAATCTCAGCTCTCGCTCCATCGTAAAGGAAAATCGCCTCGGGTGCTTTCCGATGATCTTCCCGGGTACCCATGATCCATTGTTGGCCTTCCATATGATTTCGGCCACAAAAAATCCGTATAAAATTCCTTGTAAGAGTTCCTGACAGGCTTGCGTAAAATTGAAGGACTCCAAAGTCTTGGAGACAAAAGCCGCGATTTTTCCGGACTGATCATCATCGGCCCCGGCTGTTATGCCCCATTCTTTGCCCACCACAGCCAGATACCGCGTTTGCAGTACTGCGCCGGCATGGGGATCGCGGTCCACTTCATCATAAAGTTTAAGGCCCTTGCCCTTGGCTTCGGTGCGGAGCGTCGGGTCCGGGTTTTCCAGACGGTTCAACCACCCGGCAAA